GGTAAACGTTCCGCCCTCAACATCGGTATTTGTAACAGAAATTCCGGTTCCGGCAGCGACAGATCCAACATAGTTGCCAGTCGTATCTGTGCCAAGGGCAACAGAGTCGGCAGCAATTGTTGCTGTCAATGTTGCACTAGCAAGATCTGTGACAGTGACGCTACCGCTTAAATCACCACCAAGTGTGATTGTAAAATCTGCTACGTTAAGATTTATTTTTGCATTTTCGTCATCATACGTTGCAGTAATTCCAGAATGCGTTCCATTAGTAAATAGTTCTCCAGCGGCATCTTGAGCGGCTTCTATAAAGTTAGTCACTGCTGCTGAAGTAATTGAAATTGCAGAATTACCCGCTGCAAGTAGGCGACCCTGGGCATCCACGGTAAATGTGGAAACCGTATTCGTTGCACCATAAGATCCGGGCAATACGCTTGTGTTGTTAAGATTCAAAGTAATCGTATCTGTTGCGCTAGCTACAGAGCTAAGACCAGTGCCACCAGAAATCGTAAGGGTATCTGTTCCGGACGTTATTGTTTGCGGGCTACCAGAATTACCAGCTACCGTAAAAGACGTAGCCACAGTACCGACCAGGGCGTCAACGTAAGCTTTAGTTACAGCATGTGTGGCGCCAGAAGGGGTGGGAACTATTACTGTTCCAGAAAAAGTTTTATCACCAGAAATTGTTTGAGCACTAGTTAAAGTAGTAAAAGCGCCAGGACCAGCAATAGCTAAAGCCGTGCCAGTTCCACCTGTTCCATTTGTACCTTCACCATAATATAGAATATCGTCAACTTCATTAAATGCCAACTCTGCATTGTGTATTTCTGACGGTGCTCCGGCTGCTCCAGATGTTCTACGTCTAATTCTTAATATATTGGCCATACCTAGAAGTTCCCTCCGTCTACTAAATTTTCTTCATCGTAATTAATCCAAGCATTGCCGTTATAGCGCAAAACTTGACCCGTTGCTACCGAATTTATAGTAACATCAGTTAAACCATTTAATACTGATTGACTTAAGATAGATTGTTCTGCGGTAAAAATTCTATCTTTAACTGTCAAATGAGAGTCAGCTGGATTTATACCAAGAACTGTTTGTATAGCCTCTACGGCATCATTGATATTTGCGTGTTGAAGATGGTGCGGCACGGTGACAGAATTGAGGGCATCGTTTGCCGTAGGGTTTATCAGATTATCTAAAGCCGTTGGATACTGTGATGGCATTATCTTTACCTACAATGAAAGTATTTTGGTTGATTCGTCACTCCAAAAGATAGTAACGGAATTAACAGAATTTGAACCCGCAAAAGGCAAGCCACTTGACGTATCAATATAAAATATTAATTTTGAATTTGAATCAGAAGGTTGATACTTATATAAAGCTATTGCATCAAAAGCGGAACCATTGTATTCAAGAATAGTTATGTTTGCGGCATCTAGCACTCCAGACGTACTAGATACCCCAGCAATAGCCTCTGATCTTTTTATTATTGCGTTTGCCGGTATATCACTTACATGTTGATCGATATCTTGATTAGGAGTATAATCTGGTTTTTTTAATAAAAGAACTTTTAGTTGATCAGATAAAACATTTATTTGTCCATTTAACAACGCTTCTTTTGCTTTTTTATAAACAAAATTAGCCATTTAAATACCTACGTCTTTTGAAACTTTAATTCTATATTTATAACCTTTTTCAAAGTATTCTTTATTTTCTATAAAATACGAAGGAGTAGCGTCATTCAATGAGGGAAAATCTACATAAACTTCCGGTTTCCAAGAATGAGTTGCTATTCTGGTATCTATAGATTCCCATCTACCTGGTTGCCTTTGTATCTTTTTTCTTTGTGCAACAAAATATCTATTGTTCATAAAGTTTGCTGCTGGTTTTTGATTAAAGGTAACTTTTATTCTTCCATTCAAATAATCACTCTCAAGATAAAAAGCTCCGCTTTCTGGATCTGTTTCAGTTATATAAAAATCAGGATTTTTTGCTACAATCTGATGGCCGGTAAACGCATTAATTTTTATAGACTTATCTTCTATTAAAATATCTTCAAGCTCTGGTGCATTGACACTATTGAATGGAGTCGGACCAATTGGTTGACTGGGAGTTGCCCCCGCAGCCAAAGTTGTAAAAACAATTTGTTCTTCCGGTATCGGTTCATTAGCTGCATCTACAAAATTAATAAATCTTATAATGTATTCAGTCGAAGGACTTAACTGAGTTTTCCAAAAAAGTTTTAGAGTCCTTGATATTTGGTTAAAGTCAGATAAGGTATCTATCGGTTTGAACGGAGCGTTTAAAACTGTAGGCGTCGCGGCGGTAGTTTGTACTATGATATTTGCGTTTTTGATGGAAGCTATTTTTATTGTTCTTCCAAATTTGACTGAAACCGTTCCTATTCCTACGGCGGCTTCTTGCAACAAGGGTAAAGCCACAAAATCTCCTATCTCTTACACAATAGAATAGTAACGTCAAGATATAAACAACGAAGGGCGACCAGCTTTCGCTGATCGCCCACGTCGCTTAGAAGTAAACTATAACGGTTCTAAGATAATTCAGCTATTAAAGACCGCCAGCTGTGGCTTCGTTTGTAACACGAATCTCGTAGTTACGGGCGAGGCTCACGTTCTTGGCTACGGTGATTCCCTCACCATCTCCAAGCATGACGATGTCATAGCGTTCCTTCATCTTCATTTGACGAATGTCGCGTGAAGGATCGTCGAACTGATCGGTGCTCATGTCGTCTTTGACGAGCAGCGTACCGACTTCATTACGATCGATCAAGAACAGGTCTGACTTCGCTGGTGTTGCACCACTCTTTGCCGTAAAGCTGACAAAAGGTGACACGATGACGTTGAGACCCAACGGGGCTGTGGCGTTAAGCGTGCCTTCTTTTGACTGCGGACGATAACCCCAGCTGCTGTTGACAGCCGAAGCCGCACCATCAGCGTGGAAGATTGCATCCTTCAAGAAAACAGACCACATCAACGGATGTAGAATGAAATCTGTCGGGACATGGTTTTCGGCCATAAGAACGGCAGACATGTCCACAACGTCGTCCCAGGTAATCGTCTTGTTGTACGCACCTGTAATTCCACGACCAGTTGTGTCATCGTACGAATCACTATCGTTGTCGAATACCACTGTTGCGGCATCCTTGAAACGACTGAGTGCAATCTGCTCCTTGAGACGTGCCATAGCACGGCCCGCGGCGCGAACATGCATTCCTACGATGTCCCAAAGTGAGTCAGCAATAACTTCTTCTGTAAAAGCCAGCTTGACACCCTTCTTGGACACTTTGCCCTCGACTTGCTTAGCAAATGCGAGTGCTTGCTCTGGGTATTCTTGTCCTTCTGGTATCTCTGCGGCTTGAATTGCATTAACTGCTGGGAACTCCAACGAGCGCCCCTTTCCGAGACGTACTGTCGAGAGTAGCGGAGTAACCAACAACTGTGGCTCTGCTGCTTCCTTCAGAGTGCGCGAAATCACCTTGGGGAAAAGCGCAGCTGCATCGGGTGATGCAAACGCTTCCTTGATGGTGACTCTGCTTTCTCCGTCAATATATCCGTCCTCAGTTAATGCGGTTTCCCAAGCAGGGAGACCAGTGAGGAGCTCTTGGATTGATTTGCTCATTTTGGAACTATTCCTCCTGTTTGTATTATTTTCTTTTTAATTAAAGTGTTAGATTGACACGGAACGCGCCAGACACCTTGTATACATCCAGATTCGCACGAATTCCGAGCTTACCCTTATTCGGACCAGTCTTCGTAATTTCGTAGACGGTCTTGAGTGCGCCTGGATCCGATGGTAGTTGCATGTAGGAAAGTAGGCCATCATCAAAGTTGGTGGCAAACTTCTCTACTTCAATAACCTTACCAACCTGGAGGTAAGGATGTGTGCCACAAAGCGCGGCAGTCAATACGACTGGACGGCCCATGTGGTCGGCTCTGATGAGGTCGCCAACTGCAACGTCGGCGTTGAGATCATTAACCATCGGATACTCAACATATCCGTGGGTAATGAAACCCGCACCCTGTGAGGTGCCCTTGTCAAATGGTCTGTAGAGGTCGTACTGAGCGACACCTACCGGAACCGAACGAGCAGCGACCGAAATCGTGTCCGTCGAACCAGTGGTGCTGCTTGGCGTTGCGCCAGAGCCCAGCGGATCCCAACCGCTCATCGTGTCACCCCAAGTAACTTCGTCGTCTGAACCATTGGCTGGAACAACCGTCGCATCACCGGTAGTGGCATGAGCTTTAACCGAAAGAATGGTTCCTTTGCACAGTACGATTTCGAAACGATCGTCCTCGCTGTCAAGATACCATGTTGGAAGACCAGCGCTTGGGAGCAAGTAAGCTGCGGGGGCGATACCCTCCGAAACTACGAATCTTCCTGCGCCTGTCTTTGAATGTACTTTGCGAAATTTAGCTAGTGACATGTTATTTTCTCCTATTGTTGATTAGAGCTTACGACGACCCATGAGGGCGTCAACGAAAATTTGTTCTGCAGAAGACTCTTCAGAAGTCACTGTATCTTCAACCTGATCGATTGAAACTACTTTGTCCTCTTTCTCGCCTTCTGACTCGTTGGTGATTTCCGGAATTTGATTTCCGGATGATTTCTTTGCCGGCATCTTGGCGATATCCTTGAGAGAATCCGCCAACGAGGAAGCAGTCCTGGAAGCATGATCGCTGATCAGCTCATTTCTTTCTTCGCTCTTTTCCATGCCTGCTGAAATCTTTGCATCAACGACTCTTTCCGCCAACGCTCTGTGAAGAGCGGCTTTCAGCTTGCTGTTTTCTTCTTCAAGAAACTTAACTTTTTCAAAGATGGCGGCATCTTGCTCAACGTTACCTTGTTCTGGTTTTTCGTTGAGCTGAGGCTTTTCGTCTTCTTTGGTTTCCTGAACCTGAGTTTCCTCAGTTGCATCCTTAGATTCTTCTGCACTTACGGAATCAGCTTTTACCTGCACATCCTTTTCGTCAGAAGTTTCTGCGGAAACATCTTTATTTTCTTCCGCGCTTTTTTCGGCGGAAACTTGTTCTTCTACAACTGTTTCTTCTTTTTTGATTTCATCTGCGACAACAACTTCGGCTTGCTTGGAAGCATCTGCCGCAATCGAAGAAAGTTCATCGCTCAATTCTTGAGAAACTACAAGAATATCTTTTTCCTGCACATCAACTGTCATTTGAGTATTCTCCTCATTCTTATTATTTTCTTGTCCATCTGATAGTAATAGGGTATTTTTAATATTGTAATTTTCGCTCTCATGAATTGCCATAGCCGACAAAAAGGCCCCTTTAAGATGCAAGTAAACTGGCCTTGATTCTTTAGGGTCGACCCCCTCAAAGATGGACTTGTTTTCCTTTAAAGAGTAAACATCCTCTTTATCCATGCTTAAAACAAAGGCTGAACTCTTTGCAGCCCAATCCGAATCGGAAACCGAAACAGGGCCAGAAACTGAGTTTTTCTTCCTAATTCCAGACCTTTGATCTGCTGGCTGATTAACAAAAGAGTATTCTTTAAAAGAAATATCTTGCATGTCGATATATGCCAACTTGCCCTTATAAACCTGGCCCCTTTTATACTTCGGCATGCGGGGTCTTCCGTTGGCGTCTTCTGCAGCTAGATCTTCTCCTGAAATAGAGCAGATTGCCTTACCTGCCCTTCCGCCAACCGAGCCAGTAAGATACCTTTGATCCATAACTTTTTGCGCAGCTACAGGATCAACAATTGCTATCTGAAGCCTTACATAGGCGGCACCGTCTACTTCTTTATCAACTTTTGCTGCCATAACTCTACCAATAGGCTCGGAAGCTATATCGTGATTTAAAATTACCGGCTTGGGATACGGCTCAACCCACGATTGCAGAGATTTTTCAAGTTCTGCTACAGAATAATTATTATAATTTGCGGTTAAACCGTTCATGTATCGCAGCTACCTCAATAATGATTCCATTCGACGCATTAAAAGCTTCGGTTAGTTTAGTGCCAGATTCAATAATTTGTGGAAACTCTACCGAAAAATGTTCTATGAACTCAAAGGCCATGATACTTCTCCATAATTATAATTAAAGCTATCCTGTATAGTAATATATATTTTAACAGAAATCATTGTATTTGTGCTAGTTATACGGCAATTGACTGCTTAAAAGATAAAGCTTGCCTAGGATCGCCGCTT